AACTGTACGCAAAGGTGATTTGATGGTAAGCGCTGGCGATGGCGCAGCTCGTGCTGAAGCTGTTCCAGCACCAGGTACAATCATTGGTAAAGCACTGGCCAACCATGACGGTGCAGAAGGTACTATAGAAGTGGTAGTGGGACGCTTCTAAACAGGTAACGCTGTACAGGATAGGGTCTTCGGACCCTATCTTTTTATCGGATAGGTAGAATATTATGACAGTAAGCATTGGACCAGGATGGACGATAGGAGCAGGTTGGCAAATAGGTGTAGAAGTATTTCTTACTACTACAGGTGCTCAAAATTATGCAGCCGATGGTGCAACCATGAACACTTTCAGAGTGTTACTCAGAGGCGGCAACTGGGATGAGTTTTATGCAAATTATACCAACGGCACTTGGTCTTGTGTAGAAATTCCTGGATCAGTAGTCGTCAATATGGCTATCCCTGATCCTAGCGAACCAGAGAGTCCAAGCATTACCATCACTGGTGGCACGTTTGTTCTGAATAACTCCTACACTTTCCAAGGATACGCATAATCATGCCAGTAACAATAGGACCAGGATGGACCATAGGCGCAGGGTGGGCAATAGATGGTGGCCCCACTCTTGTCACGACCAGCAGTGGTCAAAACGTTGGCGGCAGTCCAAACACTCAAGGATTTTTCTTTGCTGTGTTAAACAGAAGCGAACCGGGTTGGGATTACTTTGCAGCCAATGGCAACAACGGAAATTGGACAGCCACTGGTGATTTTGGCAGCGGTACTGCCACTGTTCCTGTACTCAGCGTGCCACAAGATGCTGATTCAGTTTACCCAATAGTAAGCGGCGGCCTATTTCAGCCTGGGTTATTTTATACTTTCCAGGGATATTAAACTATAATTTTTAACTCAAAACAGGACTCTTCGGAGTCCTGTTTTTTTGGCTAAATACAGCTAACAAACTGGAAAAAATCAATGGGATTAACTAGACCTCGCGCCGCACAGATTTTTGATATAGACTACAAGCAAGCAACTCGTGTAATTACCGTTGCCAACATAACTTTGGCCGGCGGAGCTCCAGCAGTGGTCGACGGTGTCAGCTTGGTCTTGAACGATCGTGTATTGGTCACAGGTCAAACCACAGCCAGTCAAAACGGTTTGTATGATGTAACTGTGGTGGGTGTGGGATCTGACGGCACCTGGGAAAGAACCAGCGATGGCAATCAAACAGGAGAAATTCTTGCCGGCATGATTGTCATGGTGACCGAAGGTACAATCTATGCTGACACACAGTGGAAACTAATAACAGACAATCCCATTGTGATTGGAACAACTGCACTGACATTTGAACTCAACACCAGTGGCAATTCAATTTCCAATGGCACAAGCAACATAACAGTTCTAAACAATGCCAATGTCAATGTCACAGTGGCCAATGTTCAAATTGCTGCGTTTGCATCAACTGGATCGTATGTAACCGGATTGATTTCCGCAACTGGTAATGTTACTGTAGGTAATTTATTAACTGGGGGGATCATCAGTACCACTGGCAACATCACCGGTAACAATATTCTGGGCAATGGCGCTGCTCTTTCTGGCATCAATGCGTTCAGCAACGTCACTGTCACTGGCGGAAACAGTGCAGTAGCAGACTCAATTTCCGATACTCTAACTTTAACAGCTGGCAGCGGTATTAGTATTGTGATTGATTCAACCACAGATACCATAACCATTGGCACTCAACTTGGTAGTGAAATTTTTGTAGACGGCGCAGATTTTGGCACAGTAACTGAAACAGTGACCGTGAGTGACGATCTAGGGCTGGTCACTGCCGCCGTGGAGAGTGAAGCAGATCTTGGCACACTGGTGTTGTCGGGCCTGATCTATCCAGATCAGTTTGTTTTGCCCAGTTATACCACCAGTACATTGCCCAGCGCCGCAGTGACAGGCTCCATGATATATGTGACCAATGAATCTGGTGGAGCAGTGCCAGCCTTTGCTGACGGCACAAATTGGCGCAGGGTAACAGACCGTGCCATAATAACATAAATAGCATATAGGAATTTAAAATGTCTTCACAAGTACAATACAGACGCGGAACTAACGCACAAAATGCAGCATTCACCGGCGCCTTGGCTGAAATCACTGTGGACACCACAAATGGCACTTTGCGAGTGCATGATGCCATCACAGTGGGCGGTAGCAATATTGCCACAGTGGCTTATGTAACATCACAAATCAGTGCTCTAAGTGCCAATTCAATTACATCTGGTACCAGCAATTTTTCAATCATTGCCAGTGGCGGCAACATCCGTGGAAATGTAGGCGGAGCAACTGTAACAAATATTTATTCTGGTGGTATAGAACTGACTGGATTGCTCAGTGCCACAGGCAACGTCTCGGCTGAAAACTTAAATATCACAGGTAATATTGTTGACACAGGTGCATTGAGTATTATCACAGGCAGCAACGGAAACATTGCATTGTCGCCCAACGGCACTGGTATGGTCAATATCAGCAGTGCGTTAAGTGTTACAGGCAACATTACCACTGGTAATTTACTCATAGGTGGTGCAATTCAAGACTATGCTCAATTGGACATTCAGACCACTGCTGGCAATGCTAATATTGTGTTGACACCCAATGGTACCGGTAATGTTAATTTTGGCAGCAACATTATGCCAACTGCCAATGCCACTGCTAATATTGGCAGTGCCACTTCAAGTTTCAACACTGTGTTTGCCAAGGCCACATCGGCACAATACGCTGACTTGGCAGAAAATTATCTAGCTGATGCTGCATATGCCCCGGGCACCGTGATTGAATTTGGCGGCAACAGCGAAGTCACAGTATCTACTGTGGACCACAGCACAGCCGTTGCTGGTATTGTCAGCACAGATCCTGCTTATTTGATGAATTCACATTTGCAAGGCGTTTATGCTGTGGCTGTTGCTTTGATCGGTCGTGTGCCGTGTCGAGTGCAGGGGCCTGTGAAAAAAGGATCTGTATTGGTCACCGGCACAGTTCCTGGAACAGCTATGGCCATTGATAATTTAAAATTTAAACCAGGCTGTGTGGTTGGCAAGGCAATGGAAACAATTGATTCCGTTGATGTAAAAACTATTGAAGTGGCCGTTGGACGATTATGATCACGGCTCATTATCGTAGTGATTACGAAGGCGAATTTGTAATTACCGAAAGCCGATGGTCCGGCGGCAAAAAAACACAAACCAGAGAATGGATTGCCAATCCAATTGCTAACCAACACATCAGCGGCCGAGCTGCGTGTATTGCCAGCGGCATTGACAAAGAAAAATTTGATTACAAAAAATTAGAACGACATCGGGGCGGCTTGCTGGGCTCAAAAAAACTACAAACATACGGAACCGGTTCTATCACAAAAGAAATGCGATTGGATTTTGCTGTTGAAATTAACAAACTGATTCTCAAAGACATATTAGATCGTGGATATTCCACTGACAACATTGTGTACACCACCACACGAAATTGTTTGGTCAATCCCGGTGAGTTCTATTTGATACCATACAACACTCTCATGGCAATGGAAGCATTGATACTATGGCTGGCAGCATTTGACGGACATAAAGAAATATTCATGTTAGGCTACAACAACTTGACACCGGGCACCACCAGTGAATGGATGTCACATGTGAATTCAGTGATTGCTGCATTTCCGTCGGTTAAATTTATATTAGCTGGCGAAGAAACTGTTATGCCACGAGAATGGCGAAAAAATGCCAATGTTGAGTGTATAAATTATCGTGAGTTCGTCACTCACTGCGACGTTTGAACGCCATGTTCCACTGTGGCCATTTTGTTACGCACAGCGTCAAAATTCACAGTTGACCACAGTCCTGGGTGCATGGGTCTAGGCCATGTGCCACTGGCAATCCAAGCCCATCCAATATGTTCGTCGTTGAGAGTTGGCGCAAATTCTTCTGCAACACTGCAAAAGAATGTGTGATAAGAAAATCCACCGTCGGCACTGGTAAATTTTTCAATGGGAACCAGCTTTATATAATCCGGCATTGAACCCAATTCTTCTTCACACTCGCGAATCATTGCCTGCATAAGTGTTTCGTGTTCTTCAATTTTGCCACCAGGCAGACCCCATGAATCTGGATGCCGAGCGTCATTGCGCATGAGATATAGATATCGCTGTGTGCTGATGCTGTAAAACCAAACTCCCACTGCGTTCAAAGCACTATTCTCCATTGACCGCCAGGATACAAGCCTTGGTAACTCTTGACCCAAGTTGCACCAGTCCATTTGTACTGTATTGCAGTGGTGATATTGGTGACATATTGCGCATTGTCCGGGCTTGATGTGTTATCAAACACCACTTGCCAACGCCCATCAATGTATTCAATGATGTCATTTGTCTTGGCCGTCAATGGCTGTCCTGATGTGCCAGTCCATGCTGCTGCATTACCGTTGTCGCTGCCAGTGTTTTCGGTCAGCAAGTATCTCTGACCTGCCACCGCAGCCGGCAATCCAACACCAGGTCCACTGCGCAACGGATCAATTACTGAACGCACCGGAGATAGAGTATTTTGTGGTTTGGTGTCTTCATCAATGGTAAACAGCATAAAGCGATCGTCGCTGGGGTCATAGGCCACTGTGCCAGCAACTTCTGTGCCGTCTGCTTGTTCTAAAAATACTTGACTAATGCCCGGTCGTAACACGCCGTACGCACCAATCAATGCGGTCCACAACAGGTTGCTGGCCGGTGAGTCCGGCGGTGTCAAACTGGAGTTGGGTTGATCTACCACAGCACTGGGGCGTAACGCTTGTAATTTATTGCCAATCAGCAAAGTTTGATATTCCCACGGTGTAATCACCAGTCGTGTGCCCAGCAATAAATCATTGTCTACGACCGCGTTGGCAGCATCACCATTGGCATCATGTATGTTGGAAATGATTCGTTCAACAACACCCAACTTCTTAACTTTGGCAGGACTACTGATCCAGATTGGCAATGAAAATGTCATTGTGGCAATGTCAATGGCATCATCAGTGCCAGTGGGAATTGATCGGCTACTCCATTGTGTTGACTCCAGCTGTACTATGCTCAAACTGGTCCAGTCAATGTAGTTGTCGGTGCTTTGTATTTCCAGCGCTGGATTAAACAGCACAGCAATCTGCTCCAGCAGTTGCATTTTTTGATTGGTGTTGGATGTCCATATATCCAACTTGAGAGTGAGTTTGTATGGCACTGGCATCAAGCGTTCAATTGTGAATGCATTGCCCTGTGTTGTTTCGTAGGTTTGAGTGTTGTCGTCGTAGGTGCGTTGACGCACTGCAATGTTGTTTACAAAATACGGTTCTTGCATTCTGGGACGATCGTAATCAAATCCTGACACATAAAAACTCATCATGGGAACAGATGTCATAAAGTTTGCAGAGTTGTTCTGCATCACAGTTTGTACTTGTCGACTGGAGTCGCCGTAGCGAATTGGCACCCGCACTAGGGTGTGTGCTGTTCCTTCCTCGTTGCGTCCGTATTCGACTTGAAAGTTTGAAAAGATTCGTGTGAATTGCAGCAGGAAACGACGAATTTGTTCATCGTAGAAAAAATATGGATTGGTGTTGGAAGGTGTAGTTGCCATTATTAACCGCCGTTGTCTGCGTTGGGTTTGAGTATGTCACTTAGACTCTGACGACTTGGGATAGCACCACGATCATTGGTCTGCACAGTTTCTCTGTTGTTGACAAATCCTGCTCGCAATGAAGAATTTTTGTATGTGGTTTCATTGTAGCCAGTTGTGGGTTCAAACACCGGTGCAGTACGAACACTGTCTTCGATCTTGACCCAGGCCACACCATCGTAACGGAACAGTCGATTGGGAAAGTAATCCAAACGCAAGGTGTAATCACCAGCAGCCGCACCAGATGGAAATCCAACACCAGCAGTGATTGGCAACCCGTTGGGAGCAACACCGTCACCGGTCAGGTACCCAACTGTGTAGCCGTCGCTGCGTGGTGTAGTACCTTCGCCGCCCTGTGTACCGTCCACAGTGGGCGGTGTTTGATCCGCAGTGAGTCCAGACGCAGCCGGTTGCCCATCTTCTGTGGTAGGAAGAATATAAAACTTAACAGTATCATAGCCAGTCAGGGGCACTTCCACAGCGGCCTGTGTCAGGATAGCATCGTTGATCTCTAGATCTTTTGTGCGGGTAGAAGTTTTACCTCCAATGGTATCTGGAGTTTTTTCGGTCCAGTATGTGGTGTTGGTAATGTCAGTGCCTGGAGGAACTTCTCTGATGGCAGTGTAAAATTTATCGCCATTGTTGACCACAGTGCCAGCAGGATACAAATTGCCCGGATCCCAGATGTTGTTGGGCTCAAACGCCTGTTTGGTAATGCTGTTGTATTCTTGAGCATTGACCATGGGTGTGGCCTTGACACGCCACAGGTGCGGCAACCAAGTTTGGCTAAATCCTTCGCTGGCATACGAAGCGTCCTGTATCACATACCATTTGGGCAGTGCTTTGACAATGCTGGTATCCAGCGGATGGTAATCTTTCAAGTTCGGCACTTCGATCACATCGCCGCTCATGAGTTTGCGTCCAATGGTGTCAATCATGTCATTGTAATGAAATGTGATAAACAGTGTGTCGTTGTTCAGAAACAGGCCAAATTGAGTCAGATCAAAATCAATGTCAGCCACACGATAAACGCCACGCTGCACATACACATCCGGATCGTAGGTGCGGTCTCTGTTTTCCAACAGCAGTAAATCTTCAATGAACAAGGGATTTTGTGTGTCGTACACTGGTAATGTAGCATCTGCATCGCCAGGATCACCAGTGGATGGGCCGATGTATTTGTGGATATAGATATCTAATCCGCCAACAGTGTACATTTCTGATATAGTTCTGTCCAGAAACTTATAGTCGGATGTTTTATTTGGGCGATACAGTGAGAGTCTCGGCATATAGTTATTTATCGCACCACTTGACCAATAAATCCAGAAGTGCTACAATGGCTGTATGAAAGTAGTCAAACTGAACCGCAGATTTCGCCAATTCAAAGAACACGGGCACACCATTGCTCTAAGATTTCCCTCATACACTGAATCTGTGCCATACGAAAAAACAACTCGCAATAAATTGGGCGTTGGCGGCTGGCAGCGGCATGATTCATGGTACAGTTACTTTGGACACGGTCGGGTTGCCGGGTACCGTCCGTACTGGATCACATTCCGCAACGAAGCAGATGCTACTTTAGTGTTGCTTTGTACTGACTTGACCAAAAATACATGAAGTGCTATAATTAACACTTAAACAACAAAGGAGCCACTATGTTAGCATTTGCCCCGCAAACACAAAAGCAATTTACCGCATTGTTGCAGTATGTAGATAAAAACAGGCCTGCCATTGAGTCACGCAAAACAGCAGAATATAAACAGGCAGTGGCCAATGTGCGCGAGATAATGCGGGCATATTTTGCAGTTAATCCTCCTAAACTAACTGCTTTTTCCCCATGGAAACATTTGGGCACAAGAGATATGTGTGTGCAAATAGCAGAAAAATACAGTATCCCCATATGGGATATACGGGGAGAGGCAAACCCGTATACTTACAGTAACTAACAGTCAAAACCCGTCATTTTGGCGGGTTTTCTTTTGGTTGACAATAATTATCAAAACTGCTATAATTACACTAATTGAACAAAGGAGCTGACACAATGATTGCACACACTCGCGTTAAAGCACTGAATCCCCGTAGCCCTGACACCAAATTTATGGGGCAGGAACCCACCTGGGAAGTGCAGCCACGCCCAGAATTGCGAACCGGATTG